GCTTCTCTTTAGCTAATTGCTGCTTTTGCATCTTTTTAGCCCTTAGCTTCTTACGAGCTTTTAGCAATAGGTTGGCATACTTTATATTCTCAGCCTCCATGATGTCTATCTTGTCTGTTATATCTATTTGACCGGATTTAATCGCTATCTGAACATCCTGAGCTAAGTTTTGTTTTTCTTCTTGGCTCATGGCTACATTCACATTAGTAATAAAACTTCTGTTCTCAAGGTCTTGTAGTTCTTCTAATACATCTGAGTTCTTTTGGCCGATAGCGCTTACAATTTTATTTCCTATCTTGGGGTCTTGTAAAAAACTTTGTACAAATCGTAGCAGTGTGGCTGAAGTATTCTTATAAATACTCATAAACCCGTTATAAATATACTTCGTTGCGTTATTACTGGCGGCGAGAGCGAGTTGTTGTACGCCAACAGCAGCTTTTGCTGATGGAGTAGAACCATCACGAATCTTGTTAATGCCTGATACACTCTCTACCTGTTCAAGATAGTGATTATAAGCCATGACTAATTGCTGCAAATCTCCACTGATACCCCCCGGTGTTTCGTGGATGGGTATTTGCTCAGGATCGCCAACAATGTTCTCACCTGAGTAGATAATCTTACCGCTCTGGTCGTATATCTCTATCTGCCTAATAGGGTCTAACGAACCAGCATCACCTAAGTCTATATTTTGCAAGGCATCAATATTAATAGCATATCCTTTTGGTCTTGCGCTTAATATAAGCTGCTGGATTTTGATGTATATCGTATAGATATTCTCCGCATAAGGAATGATTCGTTCAGCAATGGATTCTGAATCCAACTCATATACAATAAACGGGGAATACGCAATACCTATGTTTTCAGGGTCTCTTGCTACATTAGGATTAACGCCGTATCCGTAAATAGCATCGCCCCCTATAATGTAATGGCCGCTATACCACACATCATATTCAGCCTCTACCACTTCAAAGTTGTGAAGTTTTTTAGGTTTCCAATAGGATGGCTTCTTAATCATTTTTGATCCGCCATAACTATTGTACTTTTTCTTATATACTGACTTGTTAGTCGTCTTGAATGTGAAGTAAAGCACTTCGACCACGACATCATCTATATCTGTTGATGGAGTTACGTTATGAGTAGAATATCCGCTAGCTATTCGTTTTAAGTCATCTTCGGTTAATTCACCATTGCTTTCAGATCGTATATCACCTATAGTTTTCTTCTCTATCTGCCCGTAGTAATAGCATCCTCGCTTATCATTGCTATTTTCAAGATCGGCAGACATGATGAAATTAACAGGATCAACCCTGTTTATCTTAATACCCTTGTTAGAGTCCTTGTCAATAGACACCACTCCTATTCTGTAGGCAGCAAGATCTTTTTTAATCCTGTTGTTTATTTCTTCTGTGTTATTAATCTGCATGAACTTATTAACAGCGATTTCACTGGCAACCTCTGATGCGCTCCTGAAGTTATCCATGTACACATTAATCTCATCCTCGGATTCAGGCACATACCCGTTCTGTTCGGCAAATTGACCGCCAAAATTTTTAGCAAACTCCTGCTTTAATTTTGCGCCATACATCTTATTTCTAAGAGCTTTTTTGACGGTATCTTTTTCTTGTAAAGAATGTCCATCTACAGCTTCTATCTTTGGCGAGAATATATCATCCTCTATTCCATCCGATACCAAATTAACATATTTGGATACTATGGATGGGAACTTCCAATTTAAAGCCATATACGACTCATCTTTGGCATCCACACCAAACATGGGCTTATACTTCTCAAGATTTACCTGACCAATCATGTGGCTACGTATCTCTTGCATATTGCTTTTTCTTTGAGCGAAGTTGCCTTGGCTATACCCAAGATCCCATTCTTGCTCAATATGCTTTGCCCACGCTTTGCCATATTCATTCGTATCTTTCGCCTCATTCGGTAATGAATGATCAAATATGTCTATTTGTGTAGGCAAGAACTCTTTACCTGTAACTTTTTCTTCAGCCATATTATTTTAATATTTCGGATATACTACCCGTATTTTTATATTTTTTAAAAACACTATCAAAGAATTGCTTTGATGTTTTCTTTCTGTTTGTTTTGTGAACCAATGATTTCGATGCTATAATTGCCAAGGATGAAGATATAGATGCATCGTACTTTTCCCACTTTGTTGGGTCTAACTTCATCCAGTCCTTTACGGTAAATTCAAATGGCATATATTCTTTCGAGTGTCCCGTTTCTGAATCCATCCCTACATATTCATCAACATATGTTTGGATTGCTGTAGCTTCTGCTGTTTTTACAGACGATGAAGAAGAAGGCATACCACCAAATTCTTTTTCCTGTGGGCTTAACTTGGTCGGGTGTTTGTCTGGTCTATCGAGTGAAAAGGCTCTGTATCCTCTTTCTTTCATTGCCCTTACCAAGTTATCCACGTTATTTTCTATCAAAGCAGGAACACCAAAGAAAACCATTGCCTTAATTGCATCTTCAATAAAATCTTCAACACGTGGCGGTCTATCTACATACTCCAAAAAAAACTTATTCCCCGTGATACCATAAGCATTAGGTATTGTAATGCCATGTATAGCTCCACGCGAACCATCAGCCTGTGCTGTTTGGCTTATCCTATAAGGGTCTATACCTAAGACCCCTATATCTTTATTGAGGGGGTATCTGTTTTGACCCCGCTGATCAATATTGTTTGTTAAATTCTCTGGGAAAAGAATAGAGACTTTGAATCTACCTCGTTTATCGGGAGTCATCTTGACGGTAGAATCCTGACCATTTACCCAATCAAGTCTGAATTTCTGATACCTTTCATCCCATAGTCCCTCATTATAATCTATTTGCTCTTGGAGTTTGTTAATATCCAAGAAACTTGATTCGCTTGATACTCGGAATGCATCTTCTAATTTAATTGGGTTCTTTCTCCAATAATTATGATACGCTGCGGGGTTATGTTTAAATGGTTCTGATTCTGATTCGAGGTACTCTTTAACCCCCATTGTTATAAGCTCTCCATTAACCCCCGTTACTTGTTCGCTTGGAGTGACAGAAATACAATTCCCGTACCTGTCTATAAAACCACCGAAATTATCAAGAGCAGATATAAATATTGAATATAAACCACTCTTTGTTCTACCTAATTTGTTTCGGTATTTAACATTGGAGTTATGTACCAAGTACCTAAACTTATCCCCTGTATCTGCATTCTTATCATACGGATCTTCTTCCCCATTTACATATTCTATTGTGGATAACAGAAACGCTTTTCCCACAATTTTACCACCATCGGTGAATACACGCTTAATTTTCTCCCAATGATTTAATATATCTTCTGGCTTTTTCCACTTAGAGAATTCATCTCCTATATAAAATCGTAAGGCGAAACCATCGTAGCTATCTTCTTTGGTGGCTCGGTGGCTAATTGTAGTATTAAGGGCTATATCTGTATCTTGTGTATTTTCAGACTTATGCTTTGAGGTACGCTGCGATGGAATACGGAATTCCAGTACACTCTTTGGCTGAGACATGACATGAATAGGCTTGAACCAGAATGGCAGTCCATTAAACATATCAATTAATTTTTTAAACACCTCCTTAGCGTCATCACTTGTTTTAGAGGTCATGCCTAAGTTTGCCCGCCTCATCGTTATTCCTTTAGCCAACATAAAAGCAACCGCAGCATAAGTAGCCCCTGTCCTACGGGTCTTTGTTAATATTGTTCCAAACGATCGCTCGTCAACCCATGACGCTTCAAGGAAATAAAATAAATCTCTGTGTGCTTTACGATAATCAAAATACCCTACATTTGTAAGCCCCCATTGCAACAAGAGCCAATGCGCTCCTGTTATATACTCAGGCTTGCCATTATTGTAAAACCAAAAGCCATCTCGCTTATATTGGAATTGTCCATCAATATAATCTATAAATCGCTTGGCGGTGTTAGGGTTAATTCCTTGGGGTTTTGGTTGCCGCTCCCAATACTGATACGTCTTATTAGTGCTTCGCTTGTATATCTTATCTCTGGCAGGCTTTTTGGGGAGTGTTACTCTTAGACCATAGACCTCCCGTGTCTCACCCTGAGTGCCGTGAGGACAAAGAAAAACGCTATCTGTTTCTTTACAATATCCTGCCATTAATTCTCCGCATATTTTTCAGGCCACCCCGCTTCAAAGTTTTGTGCCTTCTTTAGATTAAGGTCGCCTTCTTCTGAATACTCCTGTAATTTATCTTCCAATTCACTGATTCCTTCTAATAGTTCAGATACATATGTATGAGATTCTTTCTTTGCCTCTATATCATTGCGCTGCGTTTTCTCTTCTATTGGAGATTTGAGAATCTCCTCAAGAATTTTTTTAGCCTCGCGCCCCTGTGTCACAAGGTCTTTTAGTGAGTTCTCATACCATGACTGATCAACGTTATTAGGATTATAAGCGTAGTCAAGTTCGTATATATCTATTAAAATGTCCTTTGCGTAAATAAATGCTTTCTTCTTGGACACAACCTCATCCTTAGACTTGCTTGACCTTGTGGATAAAGTCTTAATAAGTTCTTCTACAGCACTCTTCCCATTGGCTATATACGATTCCCGATCTTTTGTTATTTG